GTTCTTTAGAACAGTTTAGTTAGAATTAATAAACTGTGAGAGAACAATTTCCGGAACGAAAGGACTGACTCCGGATGCTACAACGTACGACCCTCTGACTTTACGAATATAAAACTGTTTAATACTGTCTTGTATCCGTCTATCATCTACCAGCTTGTTTCTCAACAGGCTGTTACGTAGAGATTCATTATATCTAATACCGTTAAAGACTTGCGTCTTATCGGCATAGAGAAAACGAACATACGTGAAGATGAAAGTTCCGTGCTTATTAACCTCTACCGGCGCAATGCATTAAAATAATGCAGAATGCGTGGATCGAGGTTCTTCAGCCCGGAATCGTCAGGGAAATAGTCAGGGACCAGCTTCACAGCTATTCCATAACTATTTAGAATGTCCGCAATAGTCTTAAAGATCTCGGTATATACATATGTAAGCTTGCCGAAGTACGAAATGTACTTCTTTGTAGCGAGATTCCATACGGTGTATAACCAAGGCTCCAGATCACTGCGTCTACACCCCGTCGGGTTCTTTAACTTTAAAGGACCCACGTCACGATAGAGATAGAAATCTCCACCGCAGGACTCTCTGAAAGGTACCTCACCTGAAAAGCTTTTACTCAAATTGGCAGTGAAGCCAAGTTGTGACATTACGTCAACATAAAGAGTATAAGCATAATCAGGTAGGATGCAGTCATCTCCAAAAACCGAAACACGATTGCCTTTATAGTCGTTGTACAAAGTACAAAACTGTGAAGCAGACGGATCATCGATAAATGAAAGAGTGGCTACGCCTAAAGAGAAAAATATCAACGTCTCAAGCGGGAAGGTTGTTGCATTCCCCATGCTAGAAATCATCTCGAGCCGATATTGTTCACCGTTAATTTCGGTAAACTCGGAACGTACGATGTTTAAAACATGACTCCATTCTCTAGGTAATAGATAATCTACCAAAGAGGTGCTAATTGAATCAGAAGCAGATGACCAATCAACTGTACAGTTGAGTTTGGTTATACTAGCCTCAGAAGCAAGTTGCTTATGGAAGTCTTGAAGTGTTGATATGTCCAACCCAATGACTTTCAAGCGTTGTTCGATTAAATGCCGTAGCCCCTGTTGTAAGAACATATTAACAGTAGGCTCGATACATATGAATCGTTCGCTTGAATCATCTTTGGGAACGGTTGTAGCTCTCGAACCTGTTACATAGTTGTACTTAGGAACACCTAGCCTATCGGCTTGGATGTTTTGTTGGAGTTCATCAGCAAGCTGAGGATTCCAACGTAAGTACAAATCCATATAACAGGCCGCCTTTTTTGTAGTAGATAGCGGGAAAGCCCATTTGTCTTCCGAGTTTGTTTTCACAAACTTCGTTCCTATGGTAACACCAGAGGAATGATGACAGTGAGCAAACCAAGACTCAAGGGATAGCTCCCCGAGCACCTGATGGATCAGGTTCTTGGCCCGACGTAAAATGACAAGAGACGGCTCGCTTCTTCCAGACAGGAAGAGGCCGGCGGATGGTCCTGCAAAAAATGCGTTAAAAGTACTAAGTCGGCGATTAACCGACAGAAACTTAGAAAACGCGATTTGCTGGAGTCCGTCGTTCGACGTCGAAGTCTTGAATTTCTTAAGAAACTCATTACGTTGTCTCCATGAAAATACTACTGAAGGCGGATATGCAGAACCATACAACTGCGTTGGTTCTACACTTTCCATTAAAGGAAAATCCGAGAGAATTGACTGATGAAGCTTGGAACCTACTTCATCGGGGTTAAAGAGCGTTCGCTTTTTACCACTATACGACTTTTTCATAAAAGGGACCTTTTTGAAAATAAATGAAACTTCAGATTAAGATTAGGCCGGGTTACCAGCTTTCCAAAGAGCAGTGAAGTCAGCGTCAAACAGTGTTTGAGCGCCAACATCCATTAACTCTTGGATCTCAGTCTGAGTCGTTTCAACGTCGTAGGCCATCTCGACTCGAACGGTATTAACGATAATCTTACCATTAGCCAAAAGTTTTGGCTTACGATAGAGAACCGTCATTCGCTGTTGCGAATAACCGTTTGGAGCGCCAACTGCTGGTTTTGCCATTTTTGCTTCGACAGTCATGGTGCGACGAGTGCGAAGATCGGTGTCGGCTGACACGATCAACTCATTCTTTGCGCCTGGGGCCATAGAAGTAAAAGTTAAGGCTGAACCACCAGTAACGGTGATGGATGTGGGTGCGGTATTTAATACTGCATTAGATATTGCCATTTGGATCTCTCCGGGTTAGTATGCTTAACGAAAATGTAAACGATTTTTCGTTGACTTACCACTCATCAGGGTCATCCCTAGAGTAATTAAATCAAAAGCGGAAGCGGCATTGTCCTTTAAGTCTTGAATATCAAAACTTGGGGCAGTGTCAGTGATAGTAGGC